GCCAGCTTGACCGCTGGTGGGTTGAAAGGAGCTGATGAATTTGTCAACGCATACCATGAAAACAAAGACACCGACTTTCATACAATGGTGTCTGAGATGGCTAAAATAGACCGTAAAAAGGCTAAAACGATCAATTTAGGATTGTTTTACGGCATGGGTAAGGGAAAACTATCTAGTGAACTAGGATTGACACCAGGGCAAGCTGAGGATCTTTTTGAAAAATATCATAGCCGTGTGCCTTTTGTAAAAGAAATGATTGAGCGCACAATGAAGAAAGCATCTGATGTAGGTCATGTAAGAACTTTGTTAGGTCGTAAGTGTCGATTTGACTTGTGGGAACCTTCAAGATACGGAGTCCACAAACCACTGCCCAGGGACGAAGCAGAACGAGAACATGGCAAACAAATTAAAAGAGCCTTTACATACAAAGCATTAAACAAAATTATACAAGGATCAGCCGCTGATATGACTAAAAAAGCAATGGTTGACTTATATAATGAAGGGATCACACCACACATACAAGTGCATGATGAGCTTGATTGTTCATTTGCAGATGATGTAGAAAAAGATAGGATCATAGAGATAATGAGTAACGCAGTACAATTAGAGGTTCCTGTCAAATTAGATTGTGAGGAAGGTCCGTCATGGGGCGAGGCGAAGTAGAAAAAAAATTAGATGACAAAGTAGAAGCAACTCTTTGTCCAAACTGTTCTTATGAGCATGTTATCGTACCAATGTTTCGTATTAAACAAGATCAATTTCATTGTCTATTATGTAAACAATCTTATGTGAAAAGAGTCAACGGTAAGACTTTATACTTACCTGTTGTGGAAAAAGAAGTAGAGTTTGAAGCTGACTTCGAAGTATAGCTGATCTGCTAATTAAACAAAACTAAAGTTATTTTTCTGATGTATAAGTTTGCCAGGAGATAAAATCATGAGCAAAATCAAAATAAACATACTAAAAGACTGTGTAAGCACACAGAGTTTTAAATACTCTAATCTAAATCTTTTAAGAATTGTTATGGCAGGAAACAATAAACCTGTGAACAGGAGTAAAAGAATCAATGGGTAAATTTTTTAAAATACTTAGCCTTTATTGGCATATGGAACCAGATGCTGATGGCGCACTGAAGCAGTTTTTACAAGCAGAATACAAAAAAGATTGGAAAGCTGCTTACTATCAATACAAAGAAGAAGGAACTCTTCCTAATTATGTGAGGAGAACTCTATAAAAAATCCTCGATTAAGCCTGATGAGACGCAATGAAATTTCATTGTTATGGTTTCATCACGGCTGTAGAGGACTTTTGATACTACATCATAGTATTGGGAACATTCTTCGAAGCTTTCAAATATTACTTCTGACCCTACCCTGACACATTTTTGATCTATTGCTACTCCGATACAAACCCAGCCAACTAAAAAAAATTTCAACATTTATACTCCCTTGACATTTATATCATAAATTCTTATATTATACTAAGAAATTAGGATATGGCATATATAGTAGGAACACTGTTATTCACACTATTGATACTGACAAAGTTTAAATGGTTTATCGCCATAGGTCTAATTATTATTTATTTAATAGAAAGAGGAGTTATTTAATGGATGCTACAAAATACAAATCTGTGGCTATCAAGGTCGCTGTGTATAATAAAGCACGACCGATGGCAGAAGCAGATTATTGCACCATGGGTGGATTCATACAAAAATTAATTGACGATGAATACAAATTTAGACAAGAGGAAAAAAAGAATGCCCGCAAAGTACGAGAGTAAATCACTAGAGTTTCGAAAACATTTATATAATGCGATTAATTATATGAAACATGATACTACAAATTTTTCATTACCTACGACTGTAGCTTATTTAGAAGGCTATTTAGCAGGTGTGGAAGCACTGGAAGATGAAGAATATGATAAGTGGCTAGAGGATCAAAAAGAAAATGCAGATCTCACACCTAATCATGCAATGTTTTCAAATGGTGTACAAGTCACCAAGTAACAAGTTCCGATTGCACCGGCCCAATTCGGTTAAGGCAGATGTATAACACGAAGGTCAAGATGGGAGAGATCTCAATATCTAGCTTGACTGGTTTCCCCGCAAGGACGTGTGAAAAGCTGTGAGTTTTAGTTTGTGTGCCTTTCCGCATTCTAAATCTCAGGCCGGTAGCCTAAAAAGGAGTAATCATGAAACATAGACCAATACACGAACATCAGGACGGCAGAGGTATGTCGGTTCGCTACGCTTATCAACGTGATAAACGTCGTCGAGAGCGTAAAAAAATTGAGAAATTTATGGGTAAAAGTTATTTTACAAACCCTAACGAATCAATAGAATCAAATCATGAACATATCCATGATGACCGAAGACATCGAGTCTTTAATATCTAGACGCATGGTTCTTGATTTAATTGACTACGATGACAAACATTTCAACAATAACAAAGAGAAAGTAGAAGCCCTGCGAGCTTGCGCTGATCTATGGGATCACGAATTAGTAAATGATTCTAAGGATTTACGTGAGGCGACGAGACGGCTAATTATACAAAAAATCAGTAAACTTAAAGAAGGAAATGTGCTAAGTTTCCCAAAATGATAAAAGACATTGTAACTAATGTGGAAATTTTCACAAAACTTACAAACCCGCCTGAAATGCAAGAAAAGTTAATGTATAAGGTGAGTTATAGAGATGGTACAAGTGAAGAATTTACGCATGACCAGTGGCACGAAATAGTGACTAGGGGTTCTGGAGCCTTGAATCAAGGCTCACCGACCACCGCATAGTCTACTCTTTCTTTTCAGCTAATTGAGCCTGTAGGTAGGCAATGACTATGTACGCTTCCTCTAATTTTTTGTTCATTTCTTCCATGATTACCTCCTTTATTTGAATTAGTGCGTACCTATCACCTTATCAAAGTCCGATTTTAGAAGTCAATAAATCTTTGCTCTTGACTTTTATTTTTGTTATGCTCCTAGTGGTACGAAGACTATAAACCACGGACCAAGGAGCAGACGATGACTGATAAAGTAATAAATACATTAAAAGGTATAAAGCAAAAAAAATTAAGAGAGAAAAAAAATAAAAAAGGATCTCGAGATCCAAATAGATTTGCAGATAACATAATGCGAAGAACAGAACTTATTTCAGACAAGGTAGACATTGAAGTAAAGCCCTTGAATAAAGGTGCACAGAGTGTACCTGGTGGTCTGAGTAAGAAAGATATGAAACCTATTACAATGAACATGGGTGGACAAGTTGAAGGCGTCGAGGATTTAACAACAGAATTTGAAGTGACTGACTAATGGTACAAATGACGAACTTTGTTGCGTCGACTGTTCCCATCAAAAGATTCTTTGGTGGTAAAACCAAAACGGCAACTCCCAAAAATACTAATAGACCTGGGTATTCATCAAAACCAGCTTCATCACCGACTGGCACCAACAGACCTGGATTTTCTGCTCCTCGTCCTAGTTTTTTGTCTGGTTTAGGTTCGGATAATAGTGAACTCCCTGCAAAACGTAGAGCTACAAGAGATAGATTTTTTGATGGTGATACTTCAATAAGTAAAGATCGTTTAGATAGAAGATATACGCAATTTGCTGAACTAGAAAAATTTAAACAAGGTTTAAAAGATGAGGGTCGTGTTGTAAAAGGTCTTAAGCAAATTGATCCCGTTACTGGGAAACCGACTGATGTATTTATGGGCTCAACACCTGTCTTCGATACAAATACAGCGAGTCCTACATTTGGACAGTATGTTTCTAAAACTGTAGCTGATAAGGCTAACGAACTTGCATTTAAATATGGACCAACACCTAGTGAAGTTCTTTCTGACATGGGTAAAGGTCTTGGATCTATGTTTGGTGGTTTAATGGAAAAAGGTCCACCTGTCATGCAAATGGCTAAAGGCTTATTTGAAAAGTTTAAGGATCAATTACCACAAGCGGGCACGCCGAGTTTTTTTAACCCGAATGATATTATTGGATTAGTTGAAAATTTATCTCCTGCACAACAAAGAATTTATCGTGATTTACTAAGTAGTGGTGTGCCTTATCAAAAAGCATATGAACAGGCTAGTGGTCTTCCGTTTACAAAATTTCAACAGAATATGTTAGGAGGAATCGGTGATGATACTATCCCTGCTGAATATGTTAATTATCCTAATTCAATTTCTGTATTAGCATTAAGGGATGGCCAAAATTTTCCTAAAGGCGGTAATCCAGGAGGTTTCCTTTTAGAAAATATGGCAATGGGTGGAGTGGCTAGTCTACAATAGAGATGTCTCTTATCTCTTTAATCATCCCTTTAGGGATCGTGGTCCCCCGACCAAAAGTATTATCTGACGGTATCAGATCTGCGATTAATGTAATTGTTTTCTCGTTTTGTTTAAGGATGAGGCCATAACTATGAACCAAGGGCGCATCTTCAAGATCTTTGATATCACTGGCTTCATACCAACCGGTTGGATGTTCAATAGTGTCGAACCACGAAACACGGACCAATCTCATAAACAAAACTATATATATTATTCTACAGAAATTAAATCTAAACTTGTAAAAATTTTGAGAAATCGGGTTACAGAGTTACAATATTGTAAAAATATATATATATCAGGGCTTTTAGCCGTAATTAAGTTGTTACCTGGCAAAAAACTGCGAGGGAACAAAGGAACAGAGTTTGTTGAAAAATATAGCTTTTTTGACAATAAACTGCACAATGGACACAAAAAACATGTCTGAAAACAACGTAAAAACACTAGAATTAACCCCAAAACAGATGAAATTTGTCAATATTTTCATCGAAAAGGGCACAATTCAGAGTGCACGACAATGTGCTTTGGACGCTGGATACGCTGAATCTGGTGCTACGGTCATTGCAAGTCAATTACAGAACCCCAAATACTATCCTCATGTAGTTGAAGAAATAGAACGAAGAAGGGCTGAACTGAACAGGAGATACTCCATTTCCTATAAATCACATATACAAAAACTAGCAGAGTTGAGAGATTCTGCTGAGGCTGCTGGTAACTATACTGGAGCAATTGCTGCTGAAAAGTATAGAGGCATGGCGGCTGGACTCTATGTTGACAGGAAAGAAGTCTTACACGGCTCCATTGATTCCATGTCAGTTGGAGAGGTTGAGGAGAAGTTAGTTGAACTTAGAAAAAAGTTATCCATTCCTGGCGAGCCTGAAGTTATTGACCATGACACATCTGAAGGGACACTTATCGGAGAGTCTAGCGATGACCTACTTGCTGAAGAAGGGGAATCTGGTATTCAAGACGATTCATGACACAGGCTGTGTTGATCTTGTTGCTGGGTCATTAAACATGGCAGAAGAGAAGAATCTCTGGAAACAATTAAAAAATAACACAAAATCAATAATTTGGACAAGAATTGAAGCTACGTCAGGACTGGGTATTCCTGATTTATTTGGATATTATAAACGTGGTTTTTGGCTAGAGCTAAAAATAATAAATAATAACAAACTTAACTTCTCTGCACATCAAATTGCGTGGATTAATAGGCATTATTCTGCTGGGTGCCCTGTATTTGTACTTGCCAAGGACCCTCCTTCGAAGACCCTTAAATTATTCTCAGGGTCCATTGTCCGTGATCCAACTTCCATTGACGAGAAACCATCACTGTGTAGCATCGACACCCGGTCCAGGGCCCAGAGCTGGGATCTCCTGATGCACATACTGGGTTGCTGGTGTCCTGACGGAATCTCCATCAGTCTCCATTAGAAAGGCCAATCCCCATTCTCCATCCATATACCTATCCCCGGATCAGGGTTACCAGGCAGCAGGTAGTTGTTGACACCAGCGTCAGGAGATGGTAGTGCGTAGATATTCCTTCTTTGTTTTTGTTAGCCAAACACAAAACAAATCGGCGACCTGACGTCCTCGGGTCGCCACTCAACTTCCATTCTCCATCGCCAAACCACATCTTAGGTAAGGGTATATACAATGATAAGCATCCCGGCGTAACCTGCTGGACAGCTGTGCGTAAAAAAGATTACATTAGCTCTTGACATCCCAACATATTAGGACTATATATATAAAAGGTTCAGGTAGTTGCCGTAATGACTCGAGACCCTGGACCGCAAACAAAGGAGGCGAAGATGAATAATTATAAATACGATCACATTGTCCATTTGCTATTGACCAAACACGGATGGACCAGGGTGCCATGGTTCATAAGTCTGCAGGAGAAGCCTGGTGCCAGTTGAGTTCAAGCAAAGCTCCATTAAGGAGTGGGTCACTAACAACCTGGAAGAGGGACAGATTGCGGACGTAGTGCTGGAAGGGTGCCAGTCAGGGATCGTGTCAGAGTTGATATACTACGCAGACAGTTGCGCATTTTATGAGAAGTATGAAGGAGAGATTTGGGATCGCCTAGATCAAACATCATGTGACATGGATTCGCCATCAATTCTCCATCTCATCGCTTCATTTAATGGAGCAGAGTCCGTTGGGTCTCATGACCAGTTCAGGAACCTGCTGGCGTGGTGGGCATGCGAAGATGTGTGTCGTGAGATCATTGCAGAGAAAGAAGATGAGGCAGCAGAGTAGTTGCCAGTTTTTATTTTTTATCTTGCCACAACGGTGCTCGTTGTCGCCTTTGTGGCAATCTCCATTCGTAAGCTACCTTTTGGAGTTGGCTGGTATGCGGGGCAGATGTGTCTTGCCGGCGTTGCGCTGCTGGTTTATCAGTTGCTAGTTTCCATTTTCCATCTCGCATTACCAACATGACCAATGGGTATACATAGGGTGCCCTGAGCTCAGGACGCCGGGTTGGTCTGCTGACAGCGAAGTGTGTTTTAGGAAAAAGTTATCCACAACTTATTTAAAATAATTACTTGCAATTAGTTAGGACATGATTATATATAATATATGGGCGTTCGTTATGTAAGGATATTAATAAGCCTTCACCTAGCTAGGTTGTTCGCCCTAAAGC